TTTCGAGTGGTTGCGTTTCCGCACTCTTAGGGTTTGCACCCTACTGCTATAGAGCATGTTGTGACTACAGGTAATAAAACCTGGGACTTTCGTCAGACTTTCAGCGTTGCTGGCATCTCCGGTTCTATGTGGAGAGGCCAGTACCGCTCAAGAATCTGGTCGGGTGCGGATAACTCTCGTACAGCATTTAAGAGAGTCGTCCTTAAACCTAGGAAGATCCCGCGGAAGTATCTCGGCACAAAAAAGGCCAAGTACTTCTTCGTCGATCCTTTTCAGTCACCCTATCGCACCGAGTGGGTTAAGCCCCCTCGACGTGAGGTGATTGAAGATCACAATTATACCGCTACTGGTTTCCGTGTCGATCAACAGATCGGCATGGCTATTAAGTTGTCCACCTATCAAGGTGAGAATCAACAAAACTTTCCAGCGCTCCCCGCAGATCCGTGGACTTCAAACCACGATCTCGAGTTGCTCCAGAAGGTCCAGTCTCGGGTTGTTGGGTCATCTTTTGACCCATTTGTGTTTCTAGGTACTGCACACCAGTCACTTGGGACAATTGCCGAATCCACTGTAAAAGTGGCTAATGCAGTTCGAAACCTTCGCCGTCTTCGTATCGCGGACGCCGTACATGATCTTGGCTTGTCCCAGCGTTTTGCTGGCAAGTACAAGAAAACGTTACAGCGCCACGGTCCGGATTCTGCTTGGCTCGAGCTGCAATACGGTTGGTTGCCCTTGCTTTCAGATGTCCATGATGCCTCTCAATGTCTTGCGCACCACCTCAATTCTCCGAGGATCGTGCGTATTGACGTTGAGCGAAATCTTGGCTCTGAGCAACATCCTTTGCTCTACAATATCAACGACACGAATAACCGTTACCAGTACCAAGGTGTCCGTATTTCCCGTGGAAAACGCTTAATTGCGTATTTCAAGGAAGGTACGGTTCCTAGTATGGGTCAGGTTCTCAACCCTCTTTCATTGGGTTGGGAGCTTCTTCCTTGGAGTTTTGTCGCCGATTGGTTTATTCCGATCGAGACGTATTTAGCTGCGCGGGGGGTTACCCCTGCTTTGTCTAAATCCAAGGTTGTCGTTTGCTCGCGTTTCGTTGGGCGTTTCTCGGGGAGACCTGTTGGAATTAATGGATGGATTGTGCATCCTCTCTATACAGGTAGGTCTGTAACGGAACGTTGGAGCTTTTCGCGCACTGTTACTAACGGTGCTGCGTACTTGCTTCATAATCCCGTCATGAAACCTTTCTCCGCTGTCCCGAGTTGGGCCCGTGCAGAAAATGCCCTCGCTTTAGTCGTTGGCGTCTTTAAGCGTAAGCTTTAGACCCTTCGACTCGAGCAATAGACTGGGAAATTTTTTCCCTTTCTACAAACGTTGTACATCAGGAGTATCGCACAATGAGTGCTATCAGCAATATTACCGTCTTTGACGGTGCTGCAACCCCCGTGTCTCACACCCTTGTCCCTGTCTCGGTTTCCCGAGACACGGCCAATCGTGTGGTAGCTGAATATCGTGAGACCGGCTTGGCCGTCCCGACCGATGCGCAGCCGAGCTTGAAACTTACGCTCGAGCGCACCAAATCAGGCGTCTATAAGTGCACAACGCGACTGTCTGTTCCGGTCATGGAGTCCGTATCTGGCCAAAACGCTGCGGGTTACACCGCAGCGCCAAAGGTTGCGTACGTTCTTACCGACGAATCAGTCGGTTATTTCCATGAGCGATCCGATGTTGCAGGTCGTCGACTAATCCGCCAGATGATGGTGAATTTGTTGAACAACATCACCACCTCAGTCGCAGCCGCTACTACAGGGCCTGTTCCTGAGTTGATGGACCTGCTTGTTTCGCCTACTTAATCGTTGGCGCAACCGCCCTTCTCAAGTCGAGAAGTGTGGAACCCTCTATACCCCTTATAGGAGTTTGATATGCTTTTTAAGCATTGGTTACACAAGGCATCATCGGAGACTACAAATGAAGTTCTCCTTCAAGTCGCTGGCGTATACGTTGATCGTATCGATGACCCTGATATCCGTGGTAAGTTTGCTTCTTACCTTGGCTGTCGTGATTATCGGTCGATTTGCGAATACGCTTTGGACTATACTCACGTTTCTGTCTCAACTGCCCAATCAATAAGGCAGGTACAGGCGTTTTTCCAAAAACGGCAGGATCTCGATCTAGGAATAGATCGAGAGAAAGCCGCTTGGGAAACATGGGTAAAGTCCGAGCACAGTTGCCGGTACGAGAACAACCTCTGGAACCTCGGTCGCGATGGGATTTCTCATTTCCCTCGCGGCGTGGACAGCGTACTTCACGCTGCCTCACGAAAAATTGCCGATGTTCTTGGGGACGTTCCCGATTTAGCTACCCTACGTGCCCGTTTTGGGCCGGGTGCTACCACGTCAACGAAACGCTCCGAATCCCATCCGCTTAATAAATTGAGCGGTGGTTTCGCGTGTAGTGAAGAGCTCGCTTCCGGACTTATAGGCGATTGCCTGTCCGAGCTCCCGGCCTGGTGTTTTACATCAGACCGAGAGTGCGAGTCTATTTCCGTGGGGGTAACTCCAGGGAAATTAGTCTTCGTTCCGAAGAACTACAAAACTCACCGCGGTGTAATTATTGAACCCGTCCTGAACACTATGTTCCAGGGCGGGATCGGTGAATACATGGCGAAGAGGCTTCGTAAGTTCAACGTCGATATCCGGGACCAGTCTCGAAATCAGAGACTCGCCCTGGAAGGTAGCGTCACGAACCGTGTCGCTACTATCGATTTAAGTAGTGCCTCCGACTCGATAGCTATAGGTTTAGTTGCTGACCTGCTACCGATTGACTGGTTTCTCTTTCTCAGCGAATTCCGAACGGGATCCGTTGAGTATAAGGGGCGCCGGTATGAACAGAACAAGTTCTGCTCGATGGGGAATGGTTTTACTTTCCCTCTCGAAACATTACTATTCTGGTCGCTTACTTGGGCTTGTTGCCAAGTGCTCGGAGTGTCGCGTAGAGATACAGATCGTTTCGTCTCCGTTTATGGCGACGACATTATCTGTCCGGTAGAAGTTGTTCCTCTACTGGTTACCACTCTAATGAACGTGGGCTTCTCTGTTAATATAGGGAAGTCGTTCTGCGACGGGCCTTTCCGCGAAAGTTGCGGGAAGGACTACTTAAGGGGCATTGATATCCGTCCGACTTACGTCAAGGGCCGCCTAGATGCGATGCAACTCTTCACTCTCCACAACCAGCTATATGCTCGTTGCGAGTGGGAGATGTGTCGATATCTACGCGGACTCCTTGCCCCACAACTTTGCCTCTACGGGCCGTCCCGGTTTGGAGATGGTCATCTCCATAGTGACTTCGACTATCTTTATGATAGCTGGGGTCATTATACGCCGGTAAACGATCCGTTGAGGCCCATTCGTAAGAATGGATACGGGGGTTACGTCTTCGATACCTTTCGTCTTGCTCCTAGACGCGTTAAGCGTGTTGGCGCAGGCGAGAGGGTTCTTCCTTTTTATATGATCTATGAAAGGGAAGGCGCCGATCCTTTAGAGGAAACTCACAGTTCCGCGTCCCAAAAGGGTGCGGTCTTCGTGATTACTTTACCGGGAGAGGCGAATCGAAGGAAGTACGTTCGTCAATCAATCTACACCTTCAGCTAGTCTATTTTATTAGCTAAGCCGAGAGG